AGGGGGGAAACACTGGGGTTCTATATTTACAATACGGGAGTAAATATCACCAATGCTATGTAATTATCTTATTTGAAGGAATAACGACAAGTAGTCGTATAATATTAAGCTTAAAATAAAAATACAATGGGAGTAATAACACCAACTTTAACTATAACAGCAAATGCTAGCACAGCATCCACAAATGCTGGACCAATGAGTATAGCATTATCGTTGTCAGCAACTGATTCGTTAGCTATTACTAAAGTAGAATCAAAAATAATTGATGTAGACGGTACACACGGTATACTTTTAGATGCTAGTGACTATTCAGCCGCGGCAGCAGCTGGTACAGACGGTGGGTTCGTTTATCTAAAAAACATAACAGCAGCCGGTTCTGGAAGAAATATCATGATAGGTGTTGCTAATGAGAACTTATCTAGTGATGATGAAGCAGATAGGCTTTTCACTTTACAACCACAAGAGTTCGCATGGTTCCCATGGGATTGCTCACAAGATATATATGAAGATGCCAACGGTAGTTCAAGTGACGCACTTGAGGTATGGGTATTTATTAGAACAGGAACCGCATAATAATTAAAATATGGCAATATCATTAAAACCTACATTAACATTAGAAAGTACTGGCGGTTCAACTGGGGTTAGCGAAGACTCTTCGTTAAGCTTATCAGTAACAAATACGCTAACTGTAAAGAGTCCATTTGTTGGAATATCTAAGATTACATGTACCGCGGATGGCACTGATACCGAAATATTGCCAAGCGTAGATGTTACAAGGTACGTATATATTAAAAATACTGGATTACAATCAGATGGTACTACAGCAACAGCGGATGGGACAACATTAAAAGTAGAAACCGCTAATGGTTATAGAATAATAGATCTTGCAGCAGATGAATTCTGTTATTTCCCGCACCACGCGGAAGCAGCAGGCATATTACAGCTAGAAGCATCAGCGGATACAATAATCGCAGAGTACGGTTACTGGACAAAAGCATAATAAGGAGAATCCTTATACCAATTAATAATTAAAAACCAAAAACAATGACATACATATACTATAAAAGTAGTACATATACTACAGAACCTAAAATTTCAGAAAAACAAATGGATGAATGGAAACATTTAGCCGCTAAGAAAAACTGGAGAATAACGCAATTACCTAATGGTTATTACCAAACAGAGGTTAATAAACCTGATAATAACGATTCTTGGGTGGATATAACAAGGAGAGAAACAATGGAAGGCGCAGAAGCTGCAATAGAAGGTAGTGTTGAGCATTTCTCTAAAAAATTAGAATATATTAAAGGCCCTAAAGTGGTCAAAACTTTTAAATAAAAAATATGGCCCGAAGAAATGGAAAAGGCGGTAACACAGCGGGATTAAAAGGATGGTCTGGATTTATATCCAAACCATCTTCTGCCCCTGCATCACACTTAAGAGCAATTGATGATCGTGCTTCTATGCAAGGCGCTCGAGAAAAACAGCATTTAAAAACAACTGGTGAAGAATACCAAGAATCCAAAGAAGGAACAAAACTAGAACATACTCCTATATCAGAATTTGCAGCTTCAGATGCGAAAAAGAAGCAGAATATCTTTAATAGACTTTTTGGTAAAGATAAAGAAAAAATGAAAGTTGAGTCTTTAGCAGAACAACGAAAAAGAGAAGAGATAGCGGAATTTGGAACAAAAGGAGGACCAGAAGCAGGTGGGAGAACAAAAACATACTACGATGACGAAGGAAATCCTATAGTCTTCAAAAGCGAAAAACATAGAAAGCAGTATGAAGATAACTTAGCAAAAATAGAAGAAAGAAAGCAAAATGTATATGGAGATTCCGCGACAGTAACTGAATCAGGTGAAATAGTACCAACTAAAAAAACTCCTGAGATGATTAGATCTACTCACTACAAATCCGGGGCAGGTCGCCAAATGAATGTACAAGGTGAAATAGGTGAGGATGATATAAGAAAAGGTGGTTATTATGATGCGGATGAAAATTGGGTTTCTGCTGATGAAGCGTTTGAACAAAGATCAAAGCGTGATATAGAAATAGAAAAAGACAGAATAAGACGATTAGAAGAAGAAAATCTTAGAAATCTAAGAGATATTGAAGAAACGGGTGTTACTCCTGAAATGGCCCTTACTTTTGAAGGAGAGCAAACAAATTTAAAAGATCCTTCCAAGTATATTGATAAGCCTCGACAACTAGTCACTGATTATGATACTGGTGTAATTACAGAGAAAGTTAAAAGAAGAGGACTACGTGGATTATTAGGTGGATATAAACCTACTGGTAGGACGGTAGAAGATGAAGCTTATCAAGCACAACTAGCAGAAGAACAGGCTCTAGCAGAAGAAAAAAAGAAGAATAAAAAGAAAAAGAAGAAAAAACCTAAATTAAGTAAAGAGGAGAAACAAGCGATTAAGAAGAAGAAACAATCGGCTATAGATCAAGCTAGAGAAACTGGAGCAGATCATTACTATTTAGATGGAGTAAGATATACATTGCCAGGTGGACAAACGAAATTTTAATTAACGCTTTAAATAACAATAATATGGAAGTAAAAAATATGGCTTATTGGCTAAGAAAAAACAAAGTTGCGTCACCATTAAAACATGGTTATCACACAGATAAACAAGATGGTCCACAAGGTAGGCATTACCACGGAGCCAAAACCGAAGGTGATTTAGAAAAAAATCCAAAAGTTGACAAGGAAGGTAATGTTTTAGGGAATGTTTAAACTAGGATCAGAAAAAAGAAAAATAAAGTTCCCTAAAGACGTTTCTATTAATAAAAAACTAGTTAGGGAGAATGGTAATATGGGCCCAGGTGTGGTTGCTCAAGCAAATAATGATGGCTCTATTGATGTAGACCCTAACGTTGATATGAACAGCGAATTTGGTAGAAAAGTAATGAAGCACGAACTAAAACATAAAGAGCAGATGGAAGAAGGTAGAGCTGATTATGGAGATAACTGGGTTATGTGGGAAGGAAAGATTTATATTAGAAAAGAAGAAAATGGAGAACCTATAATAGATGGACCTAATGGCAAGTGGCCAGAAGGGCATCCTAATCATCCTTGGGAAGCAGAAGCTATCCAAGCAGAAACAGAATAATAACTATGGCAAGAACAAAAGCAAGTAGAGGCGCTACGTCTTTTAAATTACGATCAGGTAATAATCTTAAAACTGGAACACCTTATCCATTTTTAAGAGCTATAACAGGTGGAATTGGTTCTAAATTAACTAATTTAATTAGAGGTAAAAAAAATAATGATACAATGGTTGAACCTACTCCACCAGTACAAGATGGGATGGTTGGTGTTGGTAATGTTGGAAACAATTCTACTGAATCACAAGATAAAGTAGAGGCAATAAAAGCTATTATAGGTGAAGAAGACTCATTGTCATAAATAGTATAATAAATAGAATTAAATTAAATTAAATACATATGGAATATAACTTACCAAGCGAGTTGGTTAAAAACCTCGACTTTGGTGGTGAGGCTAAGGATAAAGTCATCACTGGAGTAAATAAATTAGCCCAAGCCGTTAAATCTACGTTAGGTGCATCAGGAAAATGCGTTATATACGAGGATGGGAGAGGCAAACCGGTCATAACAAAAGATGGTGTAACCGTAGCAGAAAGCGTAGTCTTACGTGACCCGGTTGAGAATATGGGTGCAACACTCATAAAAGAAGCAGCTAGAAATACAGTAAAAGATGCTGGAGACGGTACAACTACTGCAACAGTACTAGCTGAAGCATTAATCAAGCAAATAGATACTGCAATCGCAGATAATCTTACAATCAGAGAAATTAAAGATGGAGTAAATGAAACACTAGATAGTGTCATAAGCTATTTAAATAACATAGCTATTGATGTAGAAGGTGATATGCTTAAATCCGTTAGTGCTATATCATGCAATAATGATAAAGAGTTGGGAACTATTATAGCTGAAGCTTACGAAAAGGTTGGGAAGAATGGTGTTGTACTCATGGAAGAATCTCCAACAGAAGAAACATATGTTGATATAGTAGATGGTGTACAAATAGAATGTGGTATAAAATCTCCGCATTTTGTTACTAATACGGAAAAACATACATGCGAATTAGATAAACCACTTGTTTTTATCTGTTCATCTGAAATACCTAATGTTCGTAAGATTCAAACTATATTAGAGCACGTTATTAAAAATAATAGAGCTTTATTAATTATAGCGCCTGTAGCACAACAAGTTAAAGCTGCATTAATGATGAACAAGGTAAAAGGTACTATTAAAGTTAATATTATTGATTTACCAGGCTTTGGTCCTACTAAAAAAGATGCCACTGAAGATTTAGCTATATTAACTGGAGCAACAGTGCTTAATGAAGAGCTTGGTGATGATTTAGATCTTATGAAGCCAGAACACTTGGGTGAAGCTGAATTTGCTGTAACAAATGACAGACATACTGTATTAACATTAAAAGGTATGACACAAGGTATCGAAGATAGAATAGATGAATTAAATAAACATATAACAGAAGAAAAGAATGGTTATATTAAAAAGAAATTAGAAGAAAGATTAGCAATGTTATCAGGTAGCGTAGGTATAATAAAAGTAGGTGCTAGTTCTAAAGTAGAACTTAAAGAAAAGAAAGATAGGGTTGAAGATGCTATATATGCAACAAAAGCTGCGTTACAAGAGGGTATTGTTCCTGGTGGTGGGATCGCACTATTAAATGCATCTCAAAAAATTTCGACCAGCAAGGCTGGTGAAGTATTACTTAATGCTTTATCTTCTCCATACGAGGTAATTATGGATAATGCTGGAATGATGATGAATCCTAGTAATCTAAAAGAGGGTTACGGGTGTAATGTTGTAGATGGAACGTTCCCTAATATGGTACGTGAAGGAATCATTGATCCTGTACTTGTAACTAAATCTGCGCTTAAGAATGCTGTAAGTGTAGCTTTAACTATTATGTCAGCAGATTGTGTAATATCAAATATAAGAGTAGAAAATGCAAGCAGTTAATGATTACGTAATAGTAGACATCGTAAAAGAAGGACCTAAAAAAGTAGGGGGATTTATTTTAACAGATGATACAGACGAAGCAAATAGATACAAGAAAGCTAATATAATATCTGTAGGAAATGAAGTACCTATAGTGAAAAAAGGTGATAGTATATATTATGATACTAGAGCTGGTCACGATATTGCTTACAATGACACAGTATATAAAGTAATACGTGTTAGGGATATAGTTATGGTAGAATAATTACTATTCGCTAAAAACGTGTAATTACTATTAAAGTAGATTATACGTAAACTATAAACCAAAAACATAAAACACAAAATCAAAATCAATTAATTAATAATCATTTAAAATAATAAACAAATGGAAAGATTTTTATATTTTAGAGGTGTAGCTGCTATTGGCGATGACGACGATGGTACTGCTGGATCTTTACTTATGCCGGTAAGTAAACTTAAAGGTATGGCTATGGGAACTGGTGCCATAACTGGAGTTTTAACGGATGATGAGGACGCATTTACTTTGTTTTTCGAACCAGCTGGTATTGGTGAAGGAGATGGAGATATTGATGCTGGTGACAACGATGTTGACGCTGTAATCATAGCTATTAAGACTGATAACGAACCTCAACCGGTTATGCAAGCAATTGTTGAAGCTATTAACACACATCCTAATTCAGATGGTTTTATTACCATTTATGATAGTATCACTGGAGAAAGTGTTCATGCTGATATCGAAGGTGTGACTACTGCTAGAGCTTCTAACGACTAATTATTAACTTACTAAATTTTAAAACATGAAAAAGAAATTTTTACACGTCTGTACTACGACTACTAAAGCCGATAATCACGACGAAGGAGGATCTGTTTGTTATCCAGTAAGTTCTATTAGATCAATAGGCATGGGTTCAATGGCAGTGACAGGAGCTATATCAGCTTCAGAAACAGTTTATCATATAGCACTTGATCCTATGGCTATTAGCAGAGGAGCTAGTGGAGCGGCAGCCGTTCTTGGTGATAATGTCGACGTAATTAACGTTACGATGACATCAGCTAATAACGCTAAAGATCATATGCAAAAACTTGTTCAAAAGATAAACAGTGCTAGACCAACTGAAGGTGGTTACATAAACCTTTATGATGGTGTTAACTCAACTAAATTACTTGCTGATTTAGCGAGCGCTGCGGTTCTTTATAATCAAAATTCATAATAATTGCGATTAACAAGTCACGATTTACGTGATTTACAAATCCTTAAGTATTACAGGCTCGTTAGAAAATGGGCCTGTAAGACTTACGGGTTAACAGACGCAGATTTAGAACTTCTTATTTACTTAGATTGTAAAGGAAGATTTACGCGTCAAGAATTTATCGACGGAACGTATACCATGAGTTGGGATAAGAACCGTTGGGAGAAATTAAGGAGGAATGGTTGGATAGAAACGTGGAGACACAGAAATAGAACAACCATCAAATACTCAGTATTCAAAACCTCCTATAAGTGCTCACACTTAATTAGTAGGATATATCGTATACTTTTAGGGGAAGAAGATATACCTACTTCGGAAAAGAGTGTGTTTTTTACTAACCAATCATACACCGATAAGGTCATGAATAAGTCTATCGATGATATGATAAAAGATAATGAACGATGATAGGAAAAATTGCAAACGGCTTATTCGGTAAGATAGTAGATAATGCAGAAGGAATACTTGACAAAGTTATTACAACAGACAAAGAGCGTGATGAGGCAAAACTCGCGCTTAAAAGGTTATTACTTGAAGCCGAAGCAGAAGCATTCGCGAAAGAAGTTGAGGACAGAAAAAGCGCTAGAGATATGTATAAAGACGATGCGCTTATTCAGAAAATACTTGCCACACTCTTCACAGCAGCATACTTTGGATTAAGTTTTATGATGTTTAGATACTTCGTAATGGGAGATATCGAAATGGGTGAATTTGAAATAAGTTTCATCTCAACAATATTTGGCGCTATGAGTGCTAAGGTAAATACGGTTGTCGACTTCTTTTTCGGCGGATCGTCAAAGAAAAATGAACAACAACAACAAATAAATAATAAATAAAATGGGAAAATATTTTACAGTAACAGTAAAACCGACAATAACTGCTAGTAAACAAGCTTTAGGCGCTTTTGCAGATTTTGATGTGCTTTTTGATTGGACAGCCTTTGATGTACCTAGAGGAGCTTGTAAGTTAATAAATACCGCTATGTTTTCAAGAGGAGCCGATGGCGTTATAAATAGTCATGCTGTCCATTTATATTTTGGAAAAAGCACGAATAAATCAGCTCCTAACAGCATAGGAACAATTCATGCCACAGCTAGTGGTACTAGGTATTACAATAGTTTATTAAGTGCTGCAATATTAGAGGAAAACGATCAAGCAGTAGGTTTAGATTATATTCAATCAGTAATGCAGCATTTTAATAGACAAGGCCCAGCTCCAATGATTTTACAAGGTGAAACAGAAAGTGGGACAAATGTTGGATATGATAAATTATATGTAGCAGGTATATCTGCAGATGGTACCCCTAGTTTTGCGTCAACTATACAGTGCGACGGTGTTCAAGCGACATCACAAGCTGTGCTAACCGTTAAAACGACTGATTGTAGGAACGTATTTGATGTAGGAGATGTATTATATGATGAAGATGATAGACTAATGGGTACTGTAAAATCAATGGATAGTGATACTCAAATGACAATGGAAGATAATCTAGCAAACGCAACAGTTAATAATAAAGATTTATACGTTATAAGTCCAATAACGCTGCAGTTAATGTTTGAAAAATAAAATAAATTAAATTAAATTAAATTAAATATAATGGGAAAAAAAGAAGAGTTGGTTGATTTAAAACCAAAAGCAGATAAAATATCTGATGAACATTTAAAAGAAATGCAAGAAGTTGTTGGTGTAATAAATAACATTCAATTTAATATAGGTAAAATTGAAGGACAAAAACATAATTTATTACACGATTTAGGTATTTCACAAAAGAAAATCCTAGAAATGCAAAGTAAGTTTTCTAAAGAATATGGATCTTTTGATATAAATATAAAAGATGGTACCATAAATTGGGATAAAGATGAAAAATAATATCATCAGAAAAATTACTATAGGTAAAGATTATAAAAATGATTCTATGCACTATTCCGTAGGACAAGAGGTATATGGTGGGCATAAAATTTGTGATATAGTAGAAGAAGAGGATAAATATTGTATTTATATAAGAAAAGACAACGTAGTGATTCCTTGGAAAGATTTTAATAAAAATATGGCTATATCTATAGAGTATAATTTAGAATACTAATGAGACCTTATAGAAATTTTATAGTATCCCCTATAGGTGAGAGATATAATAATTCTAAAAAAATTGATGGAAAAGAACTGATACTTAACACAGAAATTTTTAATCATCAATTTATAAATAGATTGGCTTTAGTATTAGAAACGCCTATATTATTTAAAACACCTATAAATAAAGGTAACAAAATAATACTCCACCATAATGTCTTTAGAAGATGGCATGATGTTAAAGGTAGAGAAAGAAATAGTAAATCTTATTGGAAAGAAGATAAATATATAATATCTGAAGATCAAATATTTCTTTATAAATCCAAAGAATGGAAAGCTATGCCTGGTTTTAGTTTTATTAAACCATTAAAAGCTATTGATAGTTTTAACAACGACGATGAAAGACCATTGATAGGTATAATAAAATATTCTGATGGAACATTTAATAAAGAAGAATTAGTGGGAGTTATGCCTAATAGTAAATACGAATTCGTTATTAATGGAGAAAGACTTTATAGAGTTATGAATAAATTTATTACAATTAAATATGAATATCAAGGAAACGAAGAAGAGTATAATCCAAGCTGGGCAAAAAGCAGTTGAAGAATTAATTAAAGTAGCTAAAGAAGCTATCGTAGATTCAGATGACGATATATCAGCTGATAGATTAAAAAATGCAGCAGCAACTAAAAAATTAGCTATATTTGATGCTTTTGAAATATTAAACAGAATCCATGAAGAAGAGAGTATGTTAGAAGGAAAACCTATTGAAGAAAAAAAAGAGAATAAGTTCAAAGGATTCGCAGAAGGAAGATCTAAATAATGTACGAACAAACATTAATAAAGGTCGTAGAACCTATAAAATCAAATACCATTAAAAGACTTAATAAGTCTAAAAAATGGAAATATGGTTACAATAAAGAAAATGATATAGTTTGTATATCTAAAACTGGAATGATAGGTGAAATAATCGAAATACAAGGTTTTCAAATAGCTTTACCTAAACAACCTAAAGAAATATATTCTTGTAGTAAAATAAAATCAGAGCAAAAATGGAAACAGTTTCCAGCTAATCCTGATTTCAAAAGAATTAAAACAGTATTTGATTGGCAAGACTATCCAGATGATTTTAAAGAAAAGCATTACGGATATATAGATGAAGAGTTTAGAAGAAGAGAAGAAGGATTTTGGTTTATGAATAATGGTAAACCAACTTATATAACAGGAACACATTATATGTATTTACAATGGAGCAAAATTGATGTTGGAGCTCCAGATTATAGAGAGGCAAATAGATTGTTTTATATATTTTGGGAGGCTTGTAAAGCAGATTATAGAAGTTACGGAATGTGTTATTTAAAAAATAGACGTTCTGGTTTTTCATTTATGAGTTCAGCTGAAACTGTTAATTTAGCAACTTTAGCTAGTGATAGTAGATTTGGGATACTTTCTAAAACTGGTGCTGATGCGAAAAAGATGTTTACAGATAAAGTAGTACCAATTAGTTTAAACTACCCATTCTTCTTCAAGCCAATACAGGACGGTATGGACCGACCAAAGTCCGAACTCGCTTATAGAGTCCCCGCTAAAAAGTTTACTCGTAAGAAAATGAGGGAACGTGAAGAACAAGATGATATGGAGGGACTTGATACAACTATTGACTGGAAAAATACAGGTGATAATAGTTATGATGGTGAAAAGCTTTCACTACTAGTACACGATGAAAGTGGTAAATGGGAGAGACCTGATAATATAAAAAATAATTGGAGAGTTACAAAAACTTGTTTACGATTAGGTAGTAGAGTAGTTGGTAAATGTATGATGGGATCAACAAGTAATGCTCTGGATAAGGGAGGTGATAATTTTAAAAACTTATATAATAACTCAGATGTTACAAAACGAAATCGCAATGGACAGACTAAGTCAGGATTATATTCTTTGTTTATTCCTATGGAATGGAAT